TCTGGTGGCCAGGCTGCCGGTGCCGGCGGGGTTCCACCTGCCGGATTTCTACCGCCGCGCCGGGCTGGCGGTGCTCGGCCCCTTCGCGCCGGGCGAGCCCCGCGCCCGCCACCTGCCGCCGCTCGGCCCGCTGAGCTGCGTCGGGCTGTGCCGCGCGCTGCTGGGGCCGGACGCCCCCTTCGCGCTGACGCCTTATGGGCTGTTCCGCGCGCTGGGCGGCACGGCACGCTGCATGTCAGATTTTAGGAAATAATTCTTGACACCGGCATGAGCCCGGGTCTATCACCGCTTTGCCACGGGGCGAATTGCGCCTCTGGGCTTCCTCCTCCCCACCTCCCCACTCCGAAGGCCCGCCCGGCATCGCCAGGCGGGCCTTCGTCTTTTCGGGGGCGGGGCATTCCGTTTCCTCCCTTCGAAGGATCCGCGCATGGGTGGCCTGTTCAGCGCGCCGAAGCCGGTCGAGATCGCGACATCCCCGCAAGAGCAGCAGCAGGCGGTGGCGCAGGCCCAGGCCCAAGCGGCCGCCGCCGCCGAAGCCGAGGCCGCAGAAGCGCGCCGCGCCGCGGCCGCCCGCGCCCGCCGAGGCCTCAGCGGCACCATCGTGACGAGCGCGCGCGGCGTGCTTGCACCGCTGCCGCCCGCGGCCGCCCGCAAGACGCTGCTCGGGGAGTGAGGCCGATGGAGCCGGAACAAATCCTGGCGCGCCACGCCCGCGCCGCCGAACGCCGCCGCCCGCTCGAAGCCACCTGGCAGGCCTGTTACGATCATGCACTGCCCGCGCATGGCGCGGCGCCGCTGTTCGATGCGACCGCGGCCGATGCGGCGGAACAACTCGCCGCCTCGCTGCTGGCCGAACTCGCGCCCCCCTGGTCGCGCTGGTTCGCGCTGGCCCCGGCGCGCGGGATCAGGGACGAGGCGGAACAGGCCCTCGCCGCGACGCTGGCCGAGGTGGCGGACACGCTGCAGGGCCATCTGGACCGGTCCAATCTGGCGCTGGAACTGCATCAGGCCTTCCTCGACCTCGTGGTCGCCGGCACCGGCGTTCTGAGCATCGAGGAAGCGCCGCCCGGCGAGATCTCCGCGCTGCGCTTCCGCGCCGTGCCGCTGCGCGAAGCAGTGCTGGAGGAAGGCGCCTCCGGCCGGCTCGACACCGTCTTCCGCGCCCTGCGGCTGACGGAGGAGGAGCTGCGCCTGCGCTTCCCCAGGGCGGCGCTGCCGCCCACGCGCAACGAGGACGGTGCGAAGCTGCGCGTGGTGGAAGCGGCCTGGCCCGATCCGCGCAGCGGCCACCGCTTCGCCGCCGTGCTGGATACGGAGGATGGCGCGCCGGTGCTGCTGGCCTCCGGCCTGTTCGCCGAAAATCCCTTCGTCGCCTTCCGCTGGCTCAAGCTGCCCAACGAGACCTATGGCCGCGGCCCGGTCGCCAAGGCGCTGCCGGACATCCGCACCGCCAACAAGGTGGTGGAGCTGATCCTGAAGAACGCTTCCATCGCCGCGACAGGCATCTGGCAGGCCGAGGATGACGGCGTGCTGAACCCCGCCACCATCCGCCTGGTTCCAGGCGCCATCATCCCGAAGGCCGCCGGCTCCGCCGGCCTCACGCCGCTGGCGGCGCCGGGGAATTTCGACGTCTCGCAGCTGGTGCTGCGCGATCTGCGCGAAAGGATCCGGGGCGCGCTGCTGGCCGACCGCATCGCGCAGGCGGAAGGGACGGCGATGACCGCCACCGAGGTGATGGAACGCAGCGCCACCGCCGCACGGCTTCTGGGCGCGACCTATGGGCGGCTGCAGGCCGAGCTGCTGACGCCGCTGATCGCGCGCTGCCTCGCCGTGCTGCGGCGACGCGGGGAGATCCCGCCACTCGCGCTGGATGGGCGGGAGGTACGGCTGGTCTACGCCTCTCCGCTCGCGCGGGTGCAGGCGCGGGCGGATGCGGCGGATACGATCCTGTTCCTCGAAGCGGCCGCGAAGCTGGGCGGGGAAGCGGCGGCCAGCATCGATGCCGGCGCCGCCGCGCGCTGGCTGGGGCGGACATTGGGCGCCCCGCCGGAAATCCTCCGGCCCACGACGCCTAACACGCGTGAAACCACCAACCAGGAGTGAGCCCGGATATGTCCGAGGATCTTCTCGACATCGCGACCCACAACGGCACGCCGGCCACGTCGAAGCTTGATATGCCGGAAAAATTCCGGGACCCCGCCACCGGCGGCATCCGCATCGAGGCGCTGCTGAAATCCTATCTCGAGCTGGAACGCGCCATGTCGCGCCGCGTGATCCGCCCCGGCGACGACGCGCCGGATGAGGAGCATGCGCGCTGGCGCCGCATGCTCGGCGTGCCCGACGGCCCCGAGGGCTACGAGATCACGCCGCCGCATGAGCTGTGCGGCCCCGATGAGGAGATCAACCGGCGCCTGCACGAAGCCGGCTTCAGCTGCAGCCAGGCGCAGCTGGTCTACGACCTCGCGGCCGAGCGGCTCGTGCCGCTGATCGCGGAGGCGGCGGCGGACTTCGAAGCCGGGCGCCAGCGCGAGAAGCTGCACGCCGAATTCGGCGGCGAGGAGCGCTTCCGCCGCCTGGTCCCGCAGATCGCCGCCTGGGGCCGCGCCAACCTGCCGGAGACGGTCTTCGCCGCGCTGTCCACCACAGCCGAAGGCGTGATCGCGATGCAGCGCATGATGGCGGGGAAGGAACCTTCCCTCGCCCGTGGCGGCGATGCGGATACGGGGCCGGATGAGGCCGAGCTGCGGAAGATGATGCGCGACCCGCGCTACTGGCGTTCGCGGGAACCCGACTTCGTCCGCCGCGTCACCGACGGCTTCCGCCGCCTGGTGGGCGAGGCGCGATAGCGTATCGCCAAGCCTTCCGGCCGCAACCTCCCGCCCCTTCCCGCGGTCGAGGTACGCGGCCGGCGCCGCCGCGCCGATGCGCGGCGGCCACGGGGCGGATGGCGCGGGCCGGCGCTTCGCCGCCGGTCCCCATCCGCCCCGACAGCTTCCACCACCTTGCCCGCACGGAACCCGCATCGCGGGCGTGCGGGCCCTTCGCGCCGCCGCCCGCCCCTGCGGTCAACGGGCTTCGGCGCGCATCCCGCAACCCAGGATCAAGGAGGGGCCCCCATGCCCGCCAGCACCGCCATCGACGCGGTCTTCACCAAGCAGTTCCAGGCCGAGGTCCACGAAGCCTATCAGCGCCAGGGCTCCAAGCTGCGCCCGACGGTCCGCAGCAAGACCGGCGTCGCCGGTACCTCAACCTTCTTCCCCAAGGTCGGCAAGGGCGTCGCCGCGGCCAAGACGCGCCACGGCAGCGTGCCCGTGATGAACCTGGAGCACGCGCAGGTCGAATGCGTGCTGCAGGACTACTACGCCGGCGACTGGGTGGACCGGCTCGATGAGCTGAAGACGAACCTGGACGAGCGCGAGGTCATCGCCAATGCCGGCGCCTATGCGCTGGGCCGCAAGACCGATGAGCTGATCATCGCCGCACTCGACACCGCGACGCGCGAGGCGCTCGGCACCGCCGCCGGGACGACCGACCTCGACGGGCTGACCAAGGCGAAGGTGCTGCTGGCCTTCGAAATGATGGGCGCGGCCGATGTGCCGGATGACGGCCAGCGCTACGCCATCGTCGGCTGGAAGCAGTGGAGCCAGCTGCTGGCGCTGCCGGAATTCGCATCTTCCGAATATGTGGGGGAAGGCGAGTTGCCGTGGCGCGGCACGCAGGCGAAGCGCTGGCTCGGCGCGCTGTGGATGCCGCATTCCGGCCTGACCAGATCCGGTGCGCTGCGGTACTGCTACTTCTACCACAAGACCGCGATCGGCCACGCCGCCGCGGCAGAGGTGCAGACCGACGTCACCTGGCACGGCGACCGCGCCGCGCATTTCGTGGCCAACATGATGAGCCAGGGCGCGACGCTGGTGGACAACAGCGGCGTCGTACGCATGCGCGCGGCTGAGTGACGCGCGCCGTTGGCTCCCTCCCCTGCATTAGCGGGGGAGGGTCGGGTGGGGGCCTTCCCTCCCGCGCCCTCACCACCTTCTGCCCAGGATCCACCACATGTCGCTGACCGCACTCGCGCTCTGTTCGCGCGCCCTGCTGCGCCTCGGCGCGCAGCCCATCGCCTCGCTCACCGAGGGCACCGCCGAGGCCGAGGTCGCCGCCAATCTCTATCCCGGCGTGCGCGACGCCGTGGTCTCGGCGCATCCCTGGTCCTTCGCGTCCGGCCAGGCGACTCTGCCCCGGCTGGTGGCGACGCCCGTCGCCGATTTCGCGCATGCCTTCCAGCTGCCGAACGGCTTCCTGCGCGCCCTGTCGGCCGGCACCGAGGGGTGCGGGCGCGGAATCACCTACCGCATCAATGAAGGCCGGCTGCACGCGGACGCCGCGCAGGTGACGCTCAGCTACATATTCCGCCCCGACGAAAGCGCCTTCCCGCCCTTCTTCGCCGCCTGCCTGGTCGCGCGGTTGGCCGCCGAATTCTGCCTTCCATTGACCGAAAGCGCATCGCGCGCCGAGATCCTGTTCCGCCTGGCGGAGCAGGAGTTGCGCGCCGCACGCCAGATCGACAGCCAGCAGGACACGCCGCGCGGGATCGAGGGCTTCCCGCTCGTCGACATCAGGGGCTGAGCGCGATGCCCGCCGCCATGCGCCGCATCAAGGCGAGCTTTGCCGCCGGCGAACTCGCGCCCGAACTCTATGGCAGGGGCGACCTGCGGGCCTTCGAGAATGGCGCCCGCCGCCTCAGGAATGTCGTCATCCAGCCGACCGGCGGCGTCGCGCGCCGCAAGGGGCTGCGCCATATCGCGGGCCTGGCCGGTCCCGCGCGGCTGATCGCCTTCGAATTCAACACCGAGCAGACCTACCTTCTCGTGCTGACCGCGGGCCGGATGCAGGTCTTCATGGAGGATGCGGAGGTCGCTTCCATCTCCGGACCCTGGACAGCGCCGATGCTGCCGCAACTGGCCTTCACGCAGAATGCCGACACGCTGCTGCTGTTCCATCCGGACATGGCGCCGAAGCGCATCACGCGCACGGGCCACGCCAGCTGGACGCTGGCGGATTTCACTTTCACACGGCCGCCCTTCCACGCCTTCGTCTCCGGCGCCACGATCACGCCGAGCGGCACCAGCGACACGATCCAACTCACCGCATCGCAGGATGTCTTCGCGGCGCTGCATATCGGCGCGCAGATCAGGCTTGCGGGCAAGCGCGTGCAGGTCACCGCCGTGTCCGACCCGCGCAGCGCAACCGCCACGGTGCTCGACACGCTGCCCGGGACCAGCGCCGTCGAAGATTGGGATGAGAGCGCCTTCAGCGGGGCGCGCGGCTGGCCGGTGACCGCCTGTTTCCACCAGGCGCGCCTCGTGCTCGGCGGCTCGCGCGACCTGCCGAACCAGCTTTGGCTGTCGCGCAGCGGCGATCTCGGCGATTTCGATCCGGGCACCGGTCTCGATGACGAGGGCATCGCCTTCGCCTTGATGTCGGACCAGGTGAACGCCATCCGCGCCGTCTTTTCGGGCCGGCACCTGCAGGTCTTCACTTCAGGCGCGGAGTGGATGGTCACGGGCGACCCGCTGACGCCGGCCTCGATCCAGCTGATCCGGCAGACCCGCATCGGCAGTCCGGTGGACCGCATGATCCCGCCGGTTGATGTGGATGGCTCCACCGTCTTCGCCGCGCGGTCTGGCCGTGCCGTGCACGAATTCGCCTATACCGACGTTGCGGACGCCTATCAGTCGAACGACCTCGCCTTGATCGCCCGCCACATCATCGTGCAGCCGATCTCGATGGCCTATGACCAGGCGGATCGGCTGCTGCACATGGTGATGGACGATGGCAGCCTCGCCACCCTCACGCTCTACCGCGCCGAACAGGTGATCGCCTGGACACGGCAGGAAACGCAGGGCGCCTTCCGCGCGGTGGCGGAAACCGATGGCCGCGTCTACGCCGTGGTGGAACGGGCGGGCAGCCACCGGCTGGAACGCTTCGATGCCGCGCTCGGCCTCGATGCCGCGCTGGCGGGCAGCGCAGAGACGCCGCAGGACAGCTGGACCGGGCTTGAGCACCTCGAAGGCCTCGAGGTCGGCGTGCTGGCAGATGGCGCGCCGCGCGGGCGACAGCGTGTCGTGGCGGGGCGGATCCTGCTCGATCCGCCAGCGGGCAGCGTGCAGGCGGGCCTGCCCTTCACGCATGTGATCGAACCGCTGCCGCCGCAACTCGCGACCGGCGCGGGCTCGGCCGCGGCCCCGCTGCGGCTCGTCTCCGCGACCTTCCGGCTGCTGGCGACGCCGGCGCTGTCGGTCGATCTCGGGCGCGGGGTGCAGCCGGTGGCGTTCCGCCGGCTCGACACCAGGCTGCTCGATGCGGCGCCGCCGGCCTTCACCGGCGACATCTCGCTGCGAGCCCTCGGCTGGCGGCGCGATGCGATGGCGCCGCTCTGGCGCGTGGAAGGCGACACGCCTCTGCCGGTCACGCTGCTATCCGTCACCACCGATACGAGGATGAACGACTGATGGCCCAGATCGTCCCGATCGCCACGGTCCTTGGGGCCGGCGCATCCATCTTTGGCACTGGCCGCCAGGTGCAGATGCAGGGCGCGCAGGCGCGGAAGCAGGCGGCGGATGCCAAGGCGCAGAATGAAGCGCGGCAGCAGCAGCTGGCGGCCCAGCAGGCCGCCGAGCGCCGCGCCGCGGAGTCGCGGCTGGCGGGCACCATCGCCTCCGCCCGCGCGCGGCTCGCCGCCGGCGGCATCCAGCCGGATGAAGGCTCCGCCGCCGCGCTGACCGCCGGGCTGCGGCGCGATGCGGCGGCGGCGCAATCCGATTCTCTCGCCGTCTTCGACGCGCGGCTTGCCGCGGGCCGACGCAGCCTTCTGAACGACGACGGGTCGCTGACGCCCTGGTTGCGCGCCGGCGCGACCTTCAGCGGCACGCTGCGCACCCTGCTGGACTAGGTCCACCCCCTACCAACCCCTGATCTTTTCGGAGCCGAGAGACGATGGCCGAGCACATCCGCATCGGCGATGTCGCGCCGCGCGTGCAGTATGTCGGTGACGGCGCGCGCACCGATTTCGCCTTCCCCTTCCCCATCTTCGACGCCGAGGACCTTGAGCTGCGGATCGGCAGCGTCGTGCTGTCGGGCGGCTACGCCGTGACCGGCGCGGGCGAGACCGCGGGGGGCGTGGTGCGACTGGCCGCGCCCCCCGCATCCGGTGAAACGGTGACGCTGCGGCGGCGCATGACGGTGCAGCGCGCCACCGACTTCCAGGACAACGGCCTGCTGCGCGCCCGCACGCTGAACGACGAGCTGGACCGCCTGGTGGCCGTGCAGCAGGAACAGCGCG